ACCCCCGCCTATCTCATGGGCTGGGAAGAGGCCACCCCTCTCCCCTCTAATATCCTGTCTATGCCCGAGATAAAAAAAGTCCCCCGCCTTGGCGCCATTGCCTGCGGAGAGCCGATTTTGGCTGAGCAGAATATCGAGGACTATGACTCCGTGCCGGCCTGGGTAAAATGCGATTTCTCGCTTGTCTGCAAGGGCGACAGCATGACCGGCGCGAGGATCTTCGACGGTGATATCGTCTGCGTCAAGCGGCAGGATGCCGTTGAAAACGGGCAGATAGCCGCCGTCCTCGTCGAAGGCGAGTTCGATTCTGAGGCCACTCTGAAGCGTTTTTATAAGAAAGGGGATACGATATCTCTCGTGGCCGAAAATCCCGCCTATCCCCCGTTAATTTTCGTTGGCGAGGACACTAACCGGGTTCGCGTGATAGGCATTGCAACGCATTTCATAAGCGCGGTGAAGTGATGGACAAAGACGAGAAGAGCACATCCTCCCAAAATGCCCTCGTTATCCTCATAATTATCGTCGCCGCAATAGTGTTCCTAATCCGTTTTATAGATCGCACTGAAAAAGAAGCCTATGAGCGCGGCTACGACGAAGGCCGGGTCTCGGGGATCTTTGATGCCTATGAAGATGCTAAAGTGTTTACTCTGGAATATGTTTCGGAAACGCTCTGGATAAGCGGTTATGAAGAAGTGTGGGACGAGGTCTTCGGCGATTACGGCGATTACTACCTCGAGCGGGTTGAAGAAAGAGAATGGGATTATTATTACAGTCAATACCACGACGAGCCCGAAGCATACGGTTATTGTCCCCACTAAAAAGGAGGCGCCTAATGAACGTTCCCAAACCGAAGAAGACAGCAAGCGGCCTATATCGCATTCAGCTCCGCCTCGGCGGTGTGAGTTATCCCGTGACCGGCGTCACCTCCCTGGATTGTAAAAAAGCCGCCGAAAAGCTCAAAGCCGACTGGCGCAGCGGCGCACTCGTTTCCGCTCCTCAGGGGATAACGCTGAGCGAAGCCTGCGCGAGATATATCGCGAGCCGCGAAAACACCCTTTCTCCTTCAACTATAAGCGGCTACAGATATATCGCCTCCCACTATTTTCAAAGCGCAATGGGGCGCCCTCTCGCGTCCCTGAATTGGCAGAAGCTCATAAACGATGAGGCAAAGAGATATTCGGGAAAGACCGTAAAAAACGCCTGGGGCTTTATGTCGTCCGTCCTGAAGTATAATAGATCGCCGGTACCGGACGTAACTCTTCCCCAAGTCATTAAAAGGCCTCGTCCCTGGCTCGATCCCGACGAGATCAAGACCTTCGTCCTTGCGGCAAAAGGGACCCCCGGTGAAATAGGCGCATTGATCGCGCTGCATTCCCTCAGGCGCTCCGAAATGCTCGCTCTGACGTGGGATAAAATAGACCTGGATAAAGGCGTGATCTACGTTGAAGGCGCGACTGTGCGCGGCGAAAACGGCCTTGTGGATAAAGAGACAAATAAGAATTCGTCCTCCCGTCGGGCGGTGCCGATAATGATACCGGAGCTTGCCGCCGCGCTGAAGGCTGTGCCAGATAAAACCGGGAAGGTAGTGAACGTCTCCGAAGACGTCACGAGGCGGCGAATAAATAAGATTTGCGAAAAGGCGGGGCTCCCGAAGGTTGGCGTCCACGGAATGAGATACAGCTTTGCCTCTCTCGCCTATCATCTGGGCGTGCCGGAAAGGGAGTGTATGATCCTCGGCGGCTGGGACGATCCGACGGTAATGCACAATATTTATATCCGTATCTCGGAAAAAGATATAAAAAAATATGCCTCGGAAATGGCAAACTTCTATAAAGAGTAAAGACCGGAGAGCCAAAAGCCCTCCGGTCTATATTTGTCTACGAAAAGCCGTAAGCATTCCGTAAGCATTTTGTAAGCATTTTTATTTCCCAAACCGTAAAAAATAGTACCAACTTTTGGTATGGGTGTTAGTGAAATGGGCGGGGTATAAAAGCCCGCAAACCCTTGCCACACAAGGAAAAATCCGCGATCGCCCTGCAGCACAAGGCTTCGCGGATTTTCCTCAAAAAGTATCGGAGTGTCGGGATTTGAACCCAAAAGAATAAGGCTTAAACCCCTTGAAATACAAGGCTTTTTCAAAATGCTGTAAGCATTTTATAAGCATTTTTTTGCTTACCAGCTCGAAAACTGCCCGTATTCAATGCCCCCGTAAAGGTTCTCGATCTCCCCTTCGCTCGCAGCGCTGCGGGCGAAATAGATCGCCCTCAGCTCCTCGTACTTTTGGTTATAGAACGCTGCCGCCTGCGGGTTTTCGTCGAGCAGCAGCTTGGCCGCAAGGCCGTACTGCATCACCCCGAGGGCGTAAGCGTCGTCGACCTCAAAAAGCGCGTCCTCGTCAAGGTCCTCAATCGGGACGATGTGCCCGCGCGTGCCGGAGAGTATGCGGTACTCCGCGATGAGCGTCGTAAGGATCGCCGGCGTTCTTTGCTCAAGGTCGACGGTGTTGGTGTTCTCCGGCGCGCCGCTGTTGTCGAGCTCGTCCATAAGCGACATTGCGGCGTCAAATACTTCTCTTGCTGTTTTCATATTTTCCTCCTCGTTACCACGGGAACGTGCTTTCCGCGTACCCCGCGCGCTCCCACAATATCAGTCTCTGCTCTACAGAGAGGCCGAGCGAGCCTATGTACGCCGTGACCTCCTGGCGCTTCTGCTGCTTCTTCCCCTCGTCGTCGTTTATCTTCCCATCCCACTTTCTTACAATGCCGTCGACCCCGTCCTCATAGACGTAATAGTCCATAAGCGGTATGTCGTACTCTGTCCAGGCGGTCAGAGCCCTGTCCCACTTAGTGTTGGAGTCCATATAATCCTCTCCCCACCCCGCGCGAAGTTCTTTGTTAGCGTTTTTTGTGGCTCGCTCTTCGATATCGGCCATAATATCAGCGACAACGTCCATATCGGCCTTCTCGGGGTTTATCTGGTCGAGCAGGATTTCTACACCGTCAACATAGGTGGAACCCTCGGTTTTCTGCTGGCGCTCTTTTTCTTCCTGCGTCAGCGCGCGCCGCCCTCCGCTCGTGCTTGTGTAGCTGCTGTCGGGGTATTCGGCGGGGAACTTTGCATTCCCGGTCTCGTCCTGCACCTGCTGGATGAGGTCGTAAACCGCTTCGCCCTCGTGAGTCTCAGTCCAGTATCCCGGGCTTATGAGGTTTTCGATTACGCGGGTGACAATGTTCCCGTTTGACTCGGTATCCCCGAATTCATTGAGGTATTCCGACTGATTGTAATCCCAGCCGGGTATCTTCTGCGACGCTTTTCCGAGCTGTCTCTGGAAGTACTTCCCGAGCCAACTCTGCGTGGTCGTATACGAAGTCATCCGGTTTTCTTCGCCTATGCGTTCGAGCTGCCCTACAAGGGTGCTGGTAATGCCCTGCGTAAGATAACCAACAACCGCGTCAACCGCAAGGGTAAGGAGCCCGGTCTGCGAATACCTAATGGTGTCGAGCGTGTCGCTGAGCCCGGAGAGCATAGAGGTCTCGATCATCGGGTCTGTGATTCGGGTCAGGGCGTCCACGAACGGGATCTCGCTTTCGTCAGCCAGCTCCGCGATGTTCGCCCCCATCAGCAGCGGCAGGGCAACGGTTCCGATCCAGCTCAAAGTGTAGCTGCCCTTGCCGGGGATGACTATCGAATAGTCCTGCCTGTTCATGAGCGCGTCGACTTTGTCGTCGTCCGGATCTCCGACGCCGCGGAGCCAGCCCTTCTTTGCAAGAACGTAGCCGAGAGCGAGCAGCCCGGTGCCGGTCAGCACCTTAGCAGCATCGTCGATTGCCTTGTTGACCTGCGCCTCTCCCTTTGCCGCCTTTATAGCGTCAACGGTGGTATTGATTATTCCGAAGGCGGAGAACTCTTCGCCCCTTGCCGCCACATTGGCAGGCGTTTTTCTGAATGGCAGCACTCCCTCGGCCGCCACTCTTGCGGCAGCCGGCGTGTCGCTTCTTCTCCCCATCTTCGAGACCCAGTTTGAGAAGACGTTATTGTCGTGATACGTTGCCTCCCTCGCCTGCTGCGTCGCGTAGTCGACGGCTCTCTCGTAAAGGCCGGTGTCGACTTTTCCTTCTCTGAACTGCTCAACAGTCACTCCGTTCGCTTTCAGATAACCGGCAAGCGCCCTCGCGAAATGATGGCCTATAAAGATATTGTCTCCCTCGGTCATCATCCAGTTGGTAAACTTGCGGTAAGCTTCCATCGGCATAAGCGCGGCGTTTGCCGCTTTCCTCCAGCCGGTGTTTTCGCCGTTTACCTTGAATACCCTCGCCTCATCCCTGATATCCGAGAGGATTCTGCCCCGCGTCCCCTCCTGGTACCTGCTCTCGCCGGCTACAGTGTCGGCCATTGTGAGATAAAGCTCTTTTGCCGCGGCCATCCAGTCTTTTCCGACGCGGAGGGATTTCGACCGCTCGAACTCGGGATCTATCTCCGAGGCTATTTGCTCCATCGCCAGCGCCACGTTGTTCTTGAGCGTATATACGCCCCACTGCGCGGTATTCCCGATGATGTTCCTCGCCTGCGTCCGGAAGTTCCCGAGCATGTTCGTGTAGCGGAGCGCCGTCCACATATCAACGAGCGTCGAGGGTTTCTGCCGCGCTATCTCCTTGATTATGGCGTTGTAGGCATCCGAGCGCTGCTCTTCCGTTTCGGCGGCGAGATAAGTGTCGTATAACTCCTGCGGCACTTCGATGTTCGCCTTTTTAAAGCGGTTGTTCATGTCGCTGATGACCTTCTCGATCGCCATAGTCTGGCCCATAGGTGTCAGCGTCTTGAACACCCTCGTCGCCTGGAGTGCCCGGCCCGCCTCAGAGCATAGGTCGCAATACTCCTGCGCTATCCTTTGATAGTCCTCGCCGCTTACTCCCTGGTTGTTGCCTACGATGTCGAGGATAACGGCGCCCTGGATTATCACGTCGTTTGATATGATCCCCCTGTCGACGGCTCTCTCCCACTCGCGCAGCATTCCGCCGAAGTCGTTTGCGGCCTGCTCGATATACCTGTTCGCGATCTCCGCATCGTTCGTTACCCTGCGGGTGAAGCTGTCCGAATTGAGTATCGCATTCTGTATCTGCGCGACTCTCTCGTCCGGCGTGTTCGCGCTCTCCATTATGGTCTGCGCGGCCTTTGTCAGCGCCTGCCCTCTCGGGTTTTCCGTCGGCAGGGAGATATTGCGATCCGGGTTTTCGCCGGTCTCGAAAAGGTCCTCCGCGTCATATACAAAAGCACTCCAAGGGCTTTCTCCAAACCCCGCAGGCGCCGCGCCGACGCTCTCGTCCGGTGCTATGGTGCGCGAGTCGGAAAGCCCGGCGCTGTCGCCGGCGGTATTTGGCGCGGCAGCATTCGCCGTATTCTGCGCTTCGGCGGTGGTAGAATTGCTATTGACACCTTCGCCGCTTTGCGGTATAGTGGTGTTGGGGGAAAGCGGGGTCGGCAAAACCCCGGCGCCCCCATGGGGTGCAGACTCGTTCTGCATCCCTATTTTTTTGACAGTATAATTATATACGTAATTGCCGCTGTTGGTCTCCTTGACGTCTATTACTATTGAATAAGGGACACCCTTGTATGAAAACTCATTGACAAAATAGTGCCAGACCGTAACACCGGGATGATAATCTTTTCCCGATTCCTCTTTTGAATAGTCGTATTTCGCTGTTTCTGTAAGAGAATACAGGTCGTTTGCTATGCTGTCTTTAACCTTGTTTCCGCTTCGTGAGGAATACCTGCTTCCTTTTGCTATATGCTCTGCGTCAGAATAGGGAGCCGCGCTGTCGCTAAACTGTGCAGTAATCCGCTTCGGCCTGCCGTCTTCAATTATCGTGAGCGTGATCGGCTTTTTTGACCACACTTTCCGCACCAAGTTGAACAGGAAGTTCTTTTTCTGAGTATACGATGTACCTTCAGGGAAATTGTTTTGATAAATTGGGCGTCCTTCCGAATCATATCCAATAGCTCCCGAGGTGGTTTTTTTTGCATCAATGCCGAATTCCCCGTCTGCAAGAAGATAGTCATCGGTATTATTCTCCGCCTCCCCTTCGGAGGCGGTATTTTTTTGCCCGTTTGTCTGCTCGATGCTTGCCGTAGCCGGAGCCGCCGCCTCTTCCGCATTCGCCGCGACATACTGCGCCACGTTCCCGGATACGTCGCCGGGCATTGCCCCGGTCTCGTCCAGCACGGCTTCGGTGTTCTGCGTCTGCGCGTTCTCCTGCTGCGCAGCTACGCTCTCCGCGACGAGCCCGGAGATATCCCCCGGCATAGCCTGCTGAGGCGCCGCCTGCCGGACGTTCTGCGCGTTCGTGCCGCTGCCGCGGTTCGAGGTGTTGGAGTTCGATATCGTTCCGGGGATCGCCATGAAGCCGCCGGAGAGCGCGCCGCCGAGCGCGTCAAGGCCCCAGTCGCCGAGGGTGTCGAGCATTGCGGCCTTCAGGGCGTCCTGCTCGCTCGCGCCGGGATTTTCCTCAAGGTATTCGCGCATGCTCTTCCGGAACTCGGCCTCGCTGCCGCTTATCGCGTTGTCGGCTATGAAGTTTATGATGTCGCTCCCGACCTCCTCCGACCCCTCCGAGACGATGTTCTTTATGAGATACCTGAAGCCCGTGAGGTCGGTGTCAAAGAGCGCCTCAATGCTGACCTTCTCGGTTATGATCTCCGCGAAGCCCGCGATCGCGCCCAGCGCGAGCGCCCGGTTGTCGGAAAGGCCGCGGTCCTTCGCGTCTATAAGCGCGTCGGCGCCTGCGCCCGCGCCCATGGAGAGCAGGGATACCCACTCATTGCCTCCGCTCGCGGCGAGGTTGGCGAGGAAGTTCGCGGTGCTCATGCCGGTCTGATAGAGGAAGGAGAGCGTGTTCCCGCTCGCCTCGCCCCGCTTTGCCGCCTCCCCGTAGAGCTCGGATATCGCCTCGTCGCTCAGGAAGTCCTGCTCCGCGCGGGTTATGAGCTCGTTATACTCCGCCCGCGTTATCGCCCCGCTGTCGAGCAGCTTTTTGTATCCCTCAACGGCCGCGGCGTAGGCCTCGCGGTTCTCCCGGAGGTTATATTCCAGCACGTTCCTCCCCGCGCTCTCGCGTATGTTCCGGCTCGTCTCGTCGGTCATCGCGTTGGAGATAAAGCTCTGCTTGTTGTAGGCGGCGTTCTGGTCGAGCATGCCGTCGTCGAGCTTGTCGAGCCACTGGTAGAGGTACTCGTCCCTCTTCGCGAGGTTCCGCAGGATGATCTCAGCCTGCGCCTGCCCGGGGTTTTCGTCTGCTCTCTTTCTCGCCTCGGTCTCCGTCCTCATGCGCTCGCGGTAGTTGAGGTCGGAGGTGATGTTTCTCAGGTATTCGCTCGCCGTCTCGGGGCTTACTGCGGAGTAGAGATAATTATACATCGCTATCTCGTCGTCGTTCATCTCGGCGATCTGCCCCTCGTCGAGGCCCGCTCTGCGAAGTCCGCTCGAGGCCTCGTATGCCTCGAGGATGTCGATAACGTCCCTGTTCCGGTTTACTCTCTCGTATTCCTCGCTGTCATAGCCGAGGGAATAATATTCGCCGAGGGGATCGAGATAATTCTCCCTGCCGTTTGCCGTGCTCCGGTATTTGCTCCTCTCCGCAAAGTCCGGCGCGCCGTAGGCGTTTTCGTAGAGCTCCGACCAGTAATCCTCCAGCGCGGAGGCCGCGTCCTCGTCGGCCCTTTTGGCGCTTTCAAGGGACTCCGCAAGGGCGCCGTGCTGCTCGTTGTAGTTTCTGAGCGCCTCGTCATACTGGTCATCGTGCCATCCTGAGATGAGCTCCTGCCGCTCCGTCTCGCTGAGGTCGGGGTAAGCGTCAAGCTCCCGGAGAAAGCGCTCATAGCTCGCGTTCCTCGTCTCCTCCGCGGCGGAGAGGCTCTTTTTGAGCGTCTCCTCTCTCGCCAGCAGGTCGGCGTATGCTTTGCCCGTCTCGTTTTTTGCGGTGCGTCCTGCGCTGATGTCGGCGGTGATCTCCGCCGCCGAGCGCCCTGCGGCCTGCGTCTCCGAAGCGGCGGCGGCCGCCCTCGCCGCCGCGTTCCTCTCCCGGGTCTCCTGCGCTCTGCGTGCCGATGCGTAGCTCTCGCCGTAGGAGGGGTTCCGCATATATCCCGCCACCTGCTCCGTCAGCGAGGCGGTGAGCTGCTTCCTGTCCCGCTCCGGCGGAGTATAGGAAACGCCCCCGGCGCTGCCGGAGGCTGCCGGCTGCGTTCCCGCCGGCTTTGCGCTGTATCCGGAGTAATACTCCTTTATGCCGGGCTTCGCGGAGGAGACGCCCTGCGTGCCCGTCCTCGCGGCCTGCCCGCCGGAAGAGGCGGAGGCCGCCTCTTCCTTTTTCTCGCCGCTGTTCCAGTAGTCCTTGAGTTTTCCCACAGCTTTTTCACCTCAGTTTCCGAGCTGGTAGTCGAGGAAGGCCCTCAGGTAATCCTCGTATGTGTTGAAGCCGAGCGCCCAGGCGTTATATCCCCGCTCGCTGTCCCTGTTGCCGGCGTCGAAAGCCGGCTTGTGTGCGTTCCAGGCGCGCTCCGTGATGAGGTCGGCCATGTCGTCGCCCGATATGCCCTGCGCCCTCATCAGCGCCATGGCGTCGTCATAGGAGCGGACGGCGGCGATCTGCGAGCTGAGATCCGCGGCGCCTCCGCCGGTCCCGCCGTCGGTGAGCTCCTTATACTCGTTGTAGAGGCCGGTCGAGGAGCTGAAGCCGTAGTCCTTATAGTTGTTCGCGATGAAGCTCTGCGGGTGCCCGCTCGCCTCCGCGTCCTCCATGAGCGCGGCGTAGGGGTCACGGCCGTCAAGCAGCTCCTCGTCGGCGGCGTCCGCGCTTGCCTTGGAGCTTCCCGATCCGCCGCTTGAATATCCCCCGCCGCTTCCGCCATAGCTCGGATAGAGGCTCGCGAGGTACTGCGCCCAGTAGCCGTCAAGCTCCGCCTCTGAAAGGCCGGAGGCCGCTATAACGTCCTCGGGCAGGCTCCTCCAGTTTATGCCTGCGCCTATCGCGCTCAGCACCCTGTTCTGCGCCTGCTGCATTGCAGCCTGGCTCCTCTCATAAGCGGTCTCGTCGGCGTATCTCGTGTCGGAGAGCGCGTCGCGGCCCCTGTCATAGCCCATCTGGTTCGCCTGGAGGTCGAGCTGGTACTGCGCGAGGGTCGTGTCATAAACGGACTGCTGCGCCCTCTGGTAGTCCTCCAGCAGCGCGGCCGCCTCCTGATACCTGCCCTGTGCGAGGGCTGCGGAGATATCTCCGCTGTACTGTATCGTCAGCTGGTTTATCTGGTTGTCTATATCCGCCTCTGCCTGCGCCTGCGCCCTTGAAAGCTCGGTCTGGCTGCGGAGGAGCGCGTTCTGCCTCGAGAGCTCCGCCTGCCCGCCGGCTCCGCTGTTGAGGCCGGAGGCTGCGGCGTACTCGTTAAACTGCCTTTTCAGCCTCTCGCTCTCTCCGGCGGCGTCGTTTCTGAGGCCGGTGTAGTAGGGGTCTATCTTCGCTTTCTGTGCCTCAAGCAGCGCCTTGTTGGCTCCGTAGGCCGCCGTGAGCTGCGCCGTGTTGGCGTCGTTCAGCGCGGCGTACATCGCCCTTATATAGTCCTCGTTCGAGCCTACCGGCGTGAGCTGTACCGTCGGGACAGCACTGTACTGCGAGCCTGCTCCGCTCTTTACTATGTACTGGCTGCCGTCCTCGCCGCCGGAGTATCCCGACTGCGCCCTTATGGCCTCAGCTCCGGCGTGCGCCGCGTCCATTCCCGCCTGATCTCCGGACGCCTTTGCCGCGTCGTACTGCTGCTTATAGGCGTCGACGAGCCTTTTCTGCTCGCCGTCGAGGTAGTTCTCGTCGTATACGGAATTCGCCATAACGTTTCTCCTTTATCTGTCCTCCCGCGCCCTGACCGCCATAAGCGCGGCCTGGTAGCGCGGTATGAGCCCCATCGGGCTCGTCCCGTCGGTTATGCCGGCGTCTATCGCCGCCTGGAATTCGCCCTTCGCCCAGCCCGGGAGCGGCTGCTCCGCCTGCTCGGCGAGAAAGCGCGTCATGTATTCCTTAAATGTCTCGTAGCTCATCTCTTCCACCCATGCCCTGATAAAGGCCTGCACCTGTTCTCTCTTCCTCGTCCTGCGCATGACCGCGCCGCCGTTGTCGTCCGAGCTGAGGCTCGTGTTTCCTTCTATGCAGGTTACGGTCAGCGCCCCCGCGCTCTCGACTATGCCGACGTGCCCGAAGGTGAATATGCAGATGTCGTTCTCCCTCGGCTCCGTGACTATCCTCTCCGGCATGTTCGCTCTGTACCAGCTTAAGAGCTCGGAGCAGCTCGCCGTCTTATATGGGATACGCTGCCCCGCCGCCCAGTGCCAGTACTGCACCGCCTCCATGCACCAGGGCACTCCGTTCATGCCGTACCACTCGCCGTATTTCGTCCTGTTGGAGCCCGCGGGGGACTCCATGTATCCGAGGTCTGCCCGCGCCGCCTCGAGCGGCGTCATCCGTCGACCTCCGGCAGGCCCGTCGCGATGCTCGTGAGAACGCTGAGGATGCCGGCGAGGAGCGAGGCGCTCCCCACCCTTAACCAGTCTATATCGCTCATCACGGCGCCTACCCCGATAAGAGATACCGCCGTCTGAGCTATCGTCCTTATGGCTCTTATTGCCGCCGCCTTCGCAAAGTTTTTCATCTTAGCTCCTCTCCTGTCTGCCCTCTATGCTGTCAAGCCTCTTGTGTGCCTGCTTCGCGCTCGCCTCGACCGCCGTGAGGCGGGATATGAGCTCGGTGTTCGTCTTTCTCTGCTCGCGGTTCTCGGCCTTGAGGTCGTCTATGCCGCCCTTTATGTAGCCGAGCTCCGTGAGTATCGTGCCGTCCTGCTTGCCCTCGTCCCGGCTCTCCTTCCTGGCGCTTGTCCTGTATCCGAGCCAGCCGAGCACGGCCCCGAGCAGGGTGCAGCAGAGCCCGACTATCGCCGCTGTGTCCATGCTCCGCCCCCTCAGTACGTCCAGCTTCTGTCGCTGCCGCCGCCGATGCGCGTCGCGGTTATCGTTTTCGCCGTCGTGTCGATCGTGAAGACGTCGAAGGCCTCCTCCGTCACCGTCCCGGCCTCCCTCGTGTTCGAGGACGCCGCCGCCTCTCCGGTGCAGCAGGCGGTTGTCGTCATGATCACCGGAACCTTGTATCCGGAAAGCGGCTCCAGCACCGCCGAGTTGTCGTAGTGCTGATGCCCTCCGATGATGCAGGCGGCCGTGCCGGCACCGCCGGAGAAATCATACCCGCCGTAGCTGCCGCGCGCGTTGTAGCTTGCCATTATCGCCGCTATGGTGTTAGTCTGCGCCGTCACCGCGGAAGCCCCGAAGGGCCAGTGGTATATAACGACTGCCGTCCAGCCGGTCTCCATGCCGAGGAGGCTCTCGGCGAGAAAGTCGTTTGCGTACCCGGTGTTCCCGAAGCCCCAGCCCGCCATGTTCTCGGTAAGCAGGACTATATACCGGATCTTCGCGCCGTTGCTGTCGTAGTAGTAGTTAAAAGGCGTGTGTCCGTCCCTCGTCACCTTCGAGGCGATAGCGGCGAGTCCGCTGTTTATGTATAGGTCGTCCTCCGATATCACGGGGTCGCTCACCCCGCTTGAGCCCATGCCGTCGCAGCCGAGGTCGTGGTTTCCGGCGGCGAAGAGCGTCACCGCGTAGTCGTCCGGCATGAAATACTGGCTTATCTTTCGCATGTATCTCAAAAACTTCGCCCTCGAGTAGGCGCCCTGGTTGCTGTTCAGGTTGTCGCCGCCGTTTACCGTCAGGCTTATCCCCGTGTTCTCGACGAGGTAGTTTATGAGCGCCTGCATGTGGTGCGTCGCGTAGTATTTTCCGCCATAGGGCACACCGTGGTAATCCGTCGCGAAGATGAACTGCGCTCCGCTCGTCAGCTCGTCGGCGAGCGTATTGATCGTGTCGGCCTTTGCCGCGATGTAGTCCGCGTAGTAGTCCGGGACGGCGTCGATCCCCGCCGCGGCCTCGAGGACGCTTACCCGGCGGCTCATCTCCCCGAGCTGCTCCCTCAGTCCCTCGAAGGTGTCGTCCCTCGTCCTGACGATAGCCTCCGCCCTCTCGTCCTGCAAGTAGAGGATGAGTCCATCGTAGGCGTCCTGCGGCGATATGTTTATCTGCGTCTGGTGCGTCGTGTCCGAGTAGGAGATCATAACCATTCTCATCCAGGGATAGCTCGTGTCAACGTCGATCACAGCCTCGCTGTTTTTCGGGCCGGTGTCGACGATCGTCTGATACTCAAGGTCGGCGTCGTAGTAGACAAAGTAGACCTTGGTCGGGTTTATCGCCCGGCTCAGTACGTGCGTCACCGCCGCGGTCGGTATAAACCCGCTCCTCAGTCTCTTGCCCTTGCTGGCGTCGGAGTCCGCGCCGTTTTGTATGTTTCCGTTCTCAAAATCCGCGAGGTAGGGTATCCACCCGCGGGCAAGTGCCTCGGAAAGGCCGGGGTTGTCCGCGCTGCGGGCGCTGTTCGCGAGGGAGTCCATGAGCTCTCCCCTGCCCGAGGCGCTGACCTCGTCGGCATAGTCAAGCGTCGCTGTCGCCTCGGTCACAAGCCCGACGACGACCCTCATGTATTTTGTGCCCGCCGGCGGGAAGAGCGTCGTTGCCTCCGTTACCCAGTAGTCAAAGCGCAAAAAGGCCTTGCTCGCATCGTACCAGGCCGCGCCGCAGCGGTAGCCCTCCGTGATGTCGAAATCGGCGCTCGCGTATTCCGCCTCGATGTATCCCGAGGTTCTTATCCTCTTGGACGAGGAGGCGTTCTGCCCGCTCCCGTTTATGCTGCCGATCTCCCACGCCGCCCCTGTGAGCAGGTCGTCCGGGACGAGGTTCGCGAGGCCGTTGAGCCTGCTCTTTACGTTTCCCGCGGCCTTGGCGTCCGCCGCCGCTCCCGAAACGCTGAGCGTCGGGTCGGTCGCCGTCCCGCCGAGCACCCAGGCGCTGCCGTCGTGGTAGTACCACCCGCCTTTTACATAGCCCGTCTCGCTGCCGGCGTAGACGTAGCCCTTCGTCGTGTCGGTCATGGCCGCCGCCGTCGCCGCGATAAGGTAGGGGCTTGAGACCTGTGCCCTGAGCTCGGCCGCCGCGTCCGAAGCTTCCTCCGCCGCGTTCGCCGCAGCCTCAGCCGCCGCTGTCGCCGCCTCCGCGGTCTCGCGGTAGTCTTCCTCATAGGCCGCGATCTCAGCGCAGGCGGCCGCGTATTCCTCCTCCGTGCCGGTGTAGCCCTGTGAAACGGCATACTGATAGGCCGTCATGCCCTTCAGTACCGCTATGTCCTTTATCTCGACTTCAAGCTTATCCATCAGATTACCGCCTCGCTTTTTGCATCATAAATGCTTAAATACTTTATCCTCTTGCAGCCTACAACGCTTCCGTCTATGAATTTTATCCTTACGTCGAGCTCCACGGCGCCGTTTGCCGGCATTGCAAAGGTCTCCTCCTGCGTGACGGGAAAGAGGAAGCATGCCTCCGCCTCGTCATATTCGATCTCTCCCGGATAGACCTTACGGAGGTCTCCGAGGCAGATCTCCGCAGTGTCGACCGCCTCTATATCAAGCGTCTCCCCGTTCAGCTTTGCTTCTAAAGGCACGCTGTATTCGTCCCCTTGTTTAAGACTTATTGCCATAAAACTATCCTCCAGAGTATTCAGCGGACGTATCCCGCCCCGTGCACCCGTATGTCCGCGCCGATAACGGTAGCCGTGCTGCCCGCGGTGTCGTTTGCGAATATGAGCTTGTAATAAGTGAATTTCCTCGCCCTCAGTTTTATTCTTCTTACCTCCGGAACGGCCCCTTCTTCGGGCGCTTCCGAGGGGTACTCGGCAAAGTCTGACTTCATATCCGTCTTTGCCGATACGCTGAGGCGGGCGTTGTTTTCCGGTTTTATGCCGACCCATATCATCGAGGAGTATTTCCTCTTGAAGTCCTGGGCAAAGTCCATGGCCCCGCTCTCCCAGTATGCGTCTATAGCCTCGCCGTCGTCGGAGAGGTAGCCGTCGGAGAGATGCTTCAGCCAGCCGTCTGCCGTTCCGTAGTAGAGCTCGTCCTTATAGCTCATCATGCAGAGCGCGTTGAAGTTTGTGTATATATACCAGGCGTCGGCGTCCACGTTGTTTACGAGCGCCGTGCCGTTGCCGTCGAGGACGTAATAGTCGTGGTTTACCTTGTCGTAGAAGGTTTTTGCCGCCGAAAGGTCAAAGCTCCTGATCGCAGAAGCCACGCGCTGGCTTATCCTTTGGGCGTTGCGCTGGTCGGAGGTTATGTTGCCGGAGGTGCTCGTCGCCTTCCATTCGATAACGCTCCTCCCGTCGAGCGTCCTCGGCCTGTTCTCCACAAGGCGCGCCTCACCGTAGGCGCACGAGCCGATCTCCCTGTTCACCGGCACGATATAGAAAGCGGGCATGACAGAGCCGTCCGCAAGTGAAAGCGTGTCGTAATAGAGGCTCCAGGTGCTGTCCAGTTTATAGCAGATGAGCCTGCCGTAGTGCCTTATCATCGCGGTTATCGGCGTGTTCGAGTCACCGACCGCACATTCGTTGAGGTCGGGGAAATAGTCCGCCCTCGCGTTTCCGTCGTAGTCAAGTCCGGAATAGTAGCATTTGTTTGAGCCGTCGCCGTAGATAAATACGCGGGTATCCTGCGCGCCGTTATACAGCTCCGCGTATTTCATGCCTATGACCTTATCAGAAGAGTCCTCCGGGTAGGTCCAGGCGATCTCTATCGTGTCTATGCCCCTGTCCGGCGGGCTGTCAAAAGTGACTGAGCCGGCGTCGAGGTCGACCGTATATTCTGTTGCCTCAATTATCTCGCCGGTTATCAGGTCTTTTACCCAGTCGACGCTCTCTATCCCCGCTTCCGTGAGCTTAAATTCCGTCGCCGTCCCGTCGGGGGAATACCACGCGCGCCTGAGTCCGTTGAGCATGTTTACGGGCTCCGCCTCTGTCCCTCCGCCCTCGGGCTGCGTCTCCATTGTAACGATCGGCCTGTATCCCTCGGGCGTTGTTATAGTCTGACCGTCCCAGCACTTGTATTCTGTCTCTGTCATGATATAGAGTTTCTCGTCGAAGCCGAAAAGAAAGACCGTTCCGCTCGTGTCTATCGCGCCGCAGGAGATTTTGCTCCAGCTCCCGCCGGAATCGACGGAGAGCTGCCAGAGGCTGCTGTTGCAGGCAGCGCAGATCACCTCTTCGCCTGCCACAAATCCGGACCACAGCGCCCGCACCGCCGCGTCGGCAACGTCCACGGTCTCGGCGCCCGCGCCGTTGAAATACCACTCCCATTTCGGCTGATAATACAGCGTCCCTATCATGTATGCATAATCTTTCGTCCCGTGGTATTCAAGCCCCGTGACGTGCAGCACGATGCCGCTTCCGTTGAAGTTTGCCTCCCTCGGCGCCGCGTAGCCGTCGGACAGCGGTCTCGGAATAACGTATTTCCCCACGATATAGTCATCAGAGCTGGAACTCGCCGCATTTGCCGCGCTGACAAGCCGCCCGCCCGTCAGATCCCACTCCCCGTCCTTATATGCGGGAAAACTCTCGAAGATATAAAAGTTCGGGAAAGCGGAGGGGGCGTCAAGGGAATAGAACCTCCAGTTGCTTATTCCCCATCCGCCGGTCCCGCTCGGGATAACGTAATAGGTTTCGGGCAGTTTTGGAACGCACTCTTTGAAGCGGTATTTCCTGCCGCCCATCTCACAGAAGTATTCCTCATAATTCTGCGCGTCGCCGTATCCCTCGCACTCCACCGCCTCGCCGTCGAAGATAACGCTGCCGACGCTGTCCGTAGTAACTCTCGGGTAGAGCTCTATAGCGTAGTCGCTTTTCCCCTCTTCGGTCACGAGCAGCTGATCCTCGCCGTCTATCACCACCCTGTAGCCCGAGGTAAGTCCGGCGACGGTCTTTGAGCCGGGGCGTTTTTTGAGCGCGCCGCCCGCCGTGACGCGGAAGTTTCTCATAACTGCGGCCTCACCCATTTTAAGCGCGGCGTCGCCCTCCTCCGCCTCGTTTATGCCGAGCCATTTCTTTATCTGGTACATTCTGTCGCCCGTGCCGGTCTGTATCGTCGCCATAGGAAGTCTCCATATCTTTCGATATTTATCATAGGGGCGGATTTCTCCGCCCCTGTTTTTGTTATCAGCCGAGCCTCTCGTAATAGACGGTGTTCGCCTGAACGGTGGTCTCAGTAGAAGGCACGGCGGCAAAGCCGGTCGCGCTCTTCTTGTAGTAGCCGGCAGTATAGGGATTGGCCGCCGGGGTGAGGACGGGGGCATAAGCGTAGCCGCCGCCGTTGGTGACGACCTCCATAGAGAGGACGCCCTTCTTGCTCGCGTCGAGCACGAAGCAGTCGTGCAGGAAGCGGCCCTGAACGATAGAACCGTCAACGTCCTTGTCTTCCTCGATGACCCTGTAGGTCTCGACCTTCTTCGGGGCCACCGCGGCGCCCTTGCGGACGATCAGCGCGGTGCAGCCGGTCGGCATGTAGCTGTCGGGAACGATCCTGATCTGCATGCCGTCGAGTCCGCCGATAACGCCGTTTACGATGACCTTCTCGGCGAGGCTGTCCACACCGATGACCTGGCTCGCGAGCTTTATGTTGATGGCCGCGGTCTCGCCGATGAAGAGAACTCGTCCGGCCTTCGGTACGAGCTGGTTCGACATCGCGGCGCCTGCGCCCAGGAAGGTCGCGATAGCATTTGCGCTGGTCGGTGCGGCGGTGAGCGCGTAGACAATGCCCGCGCCGGTCGCGAGCTTATTAAGGCGGTACTTGTCGATATAGGGGATTATGACCTCGTCGGTCTCGCGCTTGAGGACGCTGGAGGCGGCCTTTATCATGAGCTGGGAGGTGTTGTTGCCCTTGTCGATGGAACCGGAAAAGCTCTTGTCATCGGTGACCGTCATCTCCTGATAGGTGTCGCCTATCTCGGTGAGCGTGCCGAAGCGGGCGCTCGAGGCGGTGCGGTCGTAGTTGTTGAGGGAGAGCACGTCAACGGAGTAGACGCGGACGGTGGCAACGCCGGTCCAGTCATACTTAGTGGAAAAGAGTCCCTCGGTGCAGGAGGCGAGGTTGAACCTCTCGGCAACCTTCGCGCTCGCTTTGCTTGCAAGATTTATAGCCATAATGATTTTTCTCCTTTATAGTTTAAAAGTCTTCGTTCCAGGCCTCGTCAAAGGGGTCTGTTTTCGTGTTTTTCGCGCCCGCGGACTGTACGCTGCCGGCGCTCTTCTTCCTGTTCTCCGCGTTCTTCTCCGCGGTCTCGGCGCGGGCCTTGAGCTTCTCGTTCTCCTCGCGCAGCCGCTTTAGCTCAAACTGCGTGTAGGCGTTCGTCAGCGTGTCGCCCTGCCCCACGGCCCTCCATACCTCCTCGGGTATCTCGTCGGCCTTGACGTTCGGATGCGCCTTGATGAAGTCGGCTATATCAGCCTGCCTCTTTTCGGCCGCCTCGTCCGTCTTTTCCTTCTCCGCGGTCTTCTGCTCGCGGGCCTCGAGGGCCCGTTCCCTCTTCTGCAGGTTGACCCTCTCCCGCGCGGTCTTGATGTCGATGCCCTCTTTTTTTGCGAGGATACCGGCGCGCGTGGAGTCTATGAGCTCCTCGATCGTCACGTTTGACGCGGCCGCGAGCTCCTCCAGAAAAGCGCTTCTCTCTCTGAGTGCGTCAATGCCCCCGATATCGTTCACTCTTTTCTGGAACGCCTCGTAGTCGCCCTTCTGCCTGTCGTAGTCCAGCCCCTTCTGCGCGAGGGCGGTCATCTCCTCGGTCCCGACCTCTTTGACCTCGCCGAGGTGCTTGAGAGTAAAGCGCTGGTCTACCGCCTTGTTCTCCGCCTCTCCGCCGGCCTCCGAAGCGTTCTCCGGCTCCGCATTTTCCTCCGGGTTTCCGCCGGTCTGGTCTACACCGCCTTCCTCCCCGGTCTCCTCTGCCTCCGTCGCCCCGGTCTCTCCGCTTTCCCTCGGAAGCGTGGTCTCGTCGTCCCACCCGTCCTCGAAAGCGTCAAATTCCTGTTCGGTGACTTCTGTGCCTAAGCTCTTATCTTCGTCCATAAAGAACCTCCGAATTATTTATTATCAAGCCGGATGGCTGTGATATCTCTTCGGTTTGAGTTGCCTGCTCCCTGCTGAGTCATTCGCCGCTATCTTACGTCCTCGCCGCGCAGGACCTTACGCTGCAAATCGGCAAAGCCTCCCTGCGTCGGTATCGGGGGCTTCCCCTCCGTCTCTGTGATCTGCCCGCCTGCCGCCTGCGCCGCAGCCTGAGCCGCGCCTGTCTTCAGCTCGCCGATAAGTCCCCGGCGGTCGGGGATATATCCGTCGGGTATCCTCTCGAGGTACTGGACGGCGTTTATCTTTCCCTGCATCAGCAGGTTGTCGAGCGTCTGAATGCTCGCGATCTCGCTGTAATAGGAGCTTGCGCCGACGTCGAGCTTCATGCTCATCGGCAGTTTCTTGAATACCCCGAAATCGAATTCCACGGTTATCGTGTCTTTTAACTCCACCGTGGGGTCGGCCTGCGCCGCCATCTGCATGGCGAGCCTGACCTTTTCCGGCGTCTCGGTATCGACGTATCTCCTGCCGTAGAATTCCGCAATGAACTCAAGATAGATCCTCGCGAGGTCCTCCACGCACCTGTGAAGGTTCTGCTTCGTGATCTCGCTCGGCGTGGCCGCAGCCCTCTGCAGCGCGATGATCGCCGAGGTGTTGTCCGGCCTCGTGTCGCCCATCGCGACGCTCGTCGCGCCGAGGTTCCTGTTCGTCTGGTCTATCGCGCTCTCGATGAACATGGATACCTGCGGGCTTATTACCGGAGGGTCTATCGCCCTCGCGACTGTGTTTACGTCGCCGCCGTTTATCCCTATCGCCGCGCCGACCTGGTTCGTCCACTTAGAAATCCTCGTCCTGTCGTAGACTATCTTCGGATAGGCCGTCGTCATGAGCGAAAGCATGCTCATCGCCCACATCTTGTTTATAAATATCTGGTTCGGGATAAGCCCCGTTATCATGGCCTCGCCGTGGTAGCTGTCGTGGACGTAATCCCAGTTGAGCCAGATGATAGGATAGAGCCTTATCCCCATCTTCCAGGGCTCGCGGATAACAGCCTGCTGCGTCGACTCGAAGCCCCAGACCTCGCCGTCCCCGTCCTTCCACATCGTGAGGATCTTCGTGACCTTGTCGTCTGTCCTGCGCTCCGTGCCGAGATAGGTGTTGTCGTCGTCGGCTGAAATGCTCTCCCAGTCCTCCGAACCGTTCTCTTTAGCTTTCTGCCGCGCCGTTCTCACTATCTCGCGGCTCTCTATCTGGATGAAGGGCTGAGTCTGGACGCGCCTGTCGTTCGGGTTCCCGAAAAAGACGCGGGTGTTCTCGCAAACCTCGCTTTTCACCGCGCCCTTTGCGTCCTGCCCGGTCTCAGCTCCGTCGTCCCAGTAGGTGTAAATGCAGCCGTCTCCGCGGACTGCCGCGTCCCTCGCGAATTCCCTCAGCAGCGAAACGATATTGTTGTGCTCGAATATCGCCTCATATTCCTCGGTCAGAATCCTCGCCGGCTCTATGAGCTCGTCCGTCGCGGGGGTCGCCGCGAGCGGCGTCGCCTGGACCTTCAGGTTGTCCGTCGTGATCGTGGAGACGACGAAGCAGACGTCCCTTTTCAGGATGTTGAAAACCGGCGTCGGCAGGCCGTTCGACTGCACGCCCTCCCACTGCTTGCCGATAAAGAAATTCTCGTTTACGTTTACGGTTTCGTAGAGATTTATCGCCTGCTTGAATTTCCTGCCCTTCTCGTAGAGCGCCCAGGCGGACTCTCTCGTGGGCCGGTCTTTTCCCGCGAACAGGCCCTCCTGCTCCTCATCGAGGCCGTCCCTTTTCTCAGTCTTCGCCGTTTGAATTCACCGCCTTCATCGCCTTCATCGCCGTGCCGAGGTCGTAGCCCTGGATGGAGCCCATCGCCTCAAGCCACATCTTCTCAAGCTCTTCCTTCTTCTTTTCCTCATCGGCCGGTTGATCGTCCGCCGCCGTTTCTCCGCCCGCCGGCTTTTCCCTCTCGGCCCAGCCGCGGAACACCTTTGCCGCCGTGAGCGTCATGATAACAAGCCCCTCGAGCGCCACTATTGCGCCGAGTAATTCGATAGCCGTCATTTTTCTCCTTCCCCGGCCTCAGCCGAAAGCGAGGTATCCGCTCGATAGCTCCCCGCCGGTCATAAAGTCCTCATATCCCTCTTCGCCCTCGTCCTCATATCCCGCTGCCTCGGGCTCCGGCCTCTCCGCCGGCAGCGTCCTTGAGATGCAGTAATATCTCAGGGAGTCGACGGTGTGCGTTATCTCGTGCGGCTCCTTCGCGCAGTCGTCCGGATTGTCCTCGTCCGCCTGGATCGAGCTTATGTCGTTTATAAGCTCCCTGCAGCTTTTGAACACCATGAGCCCGGGCTTCCCGTCCTTCCTCGGCGCGAGGAAGTCTTTTATCATCATGTGACCCTGTACCCTGTTGTTCCCGGCCTTGACTATCGAAAGCCCGTTCGTCATAAAGAGCTCCGCCATCGTCTTGCCCGTGTCCTTCTGCCTCGACCACAGATCAGGCGGCGCGAAGGTTATCTCTATCTTCTCGTTCGGCAGCGTCCTCTCGAGTATCCGCTTCGCCGCGTCCTGCACTATCAGCCCGGATTCGCAGTATTCGCGGTATACCCAGCTCCGCCCGTCCTCGTCCACCGCCACCCAGTAGCAGGCGAGGCGGTCGAGGCCGTAGTCTATCGTCCGGTATTTCTTCCAGTGCACCGGTATCTCAAACCTCTCGCAGACGTGGGTGTCCGTCCGGAACTCCGGGAAATAGTTCCCGCCGAGGCTCGACCAGTCGCCGTACCTGTAGGCCGCCCTCACGTTCTCCGGCATCGAAGCCAGCATCTGCAGATAGCTCTTGCCCTCCGGCGTACCCATGAGCGCCGTGTTGTCCTCCACCGTCGCGAAGATAAAGCTGTAATCCCTCGGGTCTTCGTCCTCCTCCGGGTTCTCGCTCCCCGTCCTGAAGTCCCTGTCTATGAACAGCCTCTTTACCCAGTTGTGGCCTACGCCCCCGGGGTTGCAGGTCAGATACATCCTCTTCGGAAATTCGTTCACGCCCCTGAGGCAGCCGCCCAGATACCTGAACGCCCTCTCGGAAAACTGCGTCGCCTCGTCGATGAATATCCAGTCATATTCCTGCCCCTGGTATTCCTGCTCGCTAAGCTCCCCCTGCCAGTGCCCGAAATTTATCGTCGAGCCGTTGAAAAACGTGTACCGCCTGTTCGTCCCGTTGTATCTTCCAAAGGCCTGCGGCAATAGCCTCAGCATCGGGTTTATGTGGTTCTCCTCCAGCTCGCGGTATGTCCGCCTCATGATAAGTATCCTTATCCCCGGATAGTAGAGGGCCCCCAGCACCGCCTTGACTCTCACGGCCCAGGTCTTTCCTCCGCCCTTAGCCCCGCCGTATGCCGTGAAGCGCGTCTTTGAGGCGAAAAACTGCCGCTGCTTTTCGTTCGGCGTCCCGGGGTTCCACTCAACAAATACGTTTCCCCGCCGGCTTTCTTTCTCCTTTACCGCCGCCGTCTTCTTCGGTCTCGCCATTTTCCCCTCCGTGTATGCAAAAAGCGGGACTGACCCGTAGTTTCCCTTCTACAAGTCAGCCCCGCTTCGGCCGATCTTCTTCAGTTTATCCGTATGCTCTTCGTCGCATATACCCGTATCTCTCCGGTCGAGAGCTTGCGCACTTCTGCATGGTTGTATTTCTCAAGCGCTTCGGATATGGCTTTTATTATTTTTTCGTCCATGAAGTTTTTTCGCATGCCCCCCTTTTTCCGCCGGGGTCATAATGGATGTGGGTGATATTATCTTTAGCGCGCCCGGCGAGAGGCCCCCGTTTTTCCGCTACCCCCCGGCTTGCCTGGCAAAGCAGAGCCCCACATATGCCGGAGGCCGCAGCCCCCTCCCGCACCCTGCGCCGCGGGCCCTGCAGACCACGCGCCGAGCCGCCGGAGGTACCGGAGCCGCACCCCCTGCCGCTTTGGATAAATAACCGCTCTCTCCTCGGAAAACCTGCATTTTCAGCCGAAAGATTGAACAAAATATCAATTTTGTTACAATCCCGAAAATCAAAAACCGAGCATTCATGCGGCTTCCCGGGCTTTGGATAATATCCACTCCCGTCTGCCGCCCTGATCGGTCAATCTGCCGATGAATATCGGCGAATATCTCAGCTCCCCATTGAGGCATCCACGCCCTTGATATTGACGTTGATCTCGGCGCTCCTGCCGTCCTGCTTATCGCTCCACCCGCCGTTATGTCCCTGCTTCAAAGCGAACATCGCGAAGGTGGTCGCGCTGCCGTTGTTCGGCATGCCCCGCCTGGTCCAGAAGTGCTCCCGGAAATCGTCGAGCTTTTTTACAAGCCCCGCCAGCTCCCTCTTTTTGAGATTAACGCTCCTCTCCCTTGCCGTCAAATCGCCGTCGATCGGCAAATCAGTGTATTCCCGCCAGGAGTAGACGTCGTCAGCCGTGATGCCGAACTTGCGGAGCGTCCAGTTATCAGGCGGCTCGTCGTTGGCCTCGCAGAACTCGAAAAACTGGTTAAGCCTCGCCTCAGCCTCCTCCGGCGTATATTTGCAATTATACATAGTCGCCATAAACTACCCTCCCCTCTAAGTCTATTTTACCTAATCTGTCAATTTTAGTACAGACTAAGTATATTATTTTTTTATTATTTTTTTCTTTTATGGGGATTGGTTATGGGGGGATTATAGGGGGGTAATAGAAAAGGGGGTCTGGGGGAAAAGGAAGAGGGGGGGAAATAAGGGGGGCGAAGGAAAGGGGCGGAAAATGCGAAGAGGGCCGACGGATCACCCGCCGGCCCTCTCTTTTTGCATTCGCTCGCGTACGGCGTCGAGGATATAGCCCTGGACACTCTGCCCGGCAGCCGCAGCGGCGGCGCGAATCTCAGCGCCCTCCCTTTTCGACGGCCGGAGCATGATCGCGTCTTTCGTCTGATTGTGTTTGACGCTTGCGCGGATCTGCGCCTCTGTACTCATCATCGTCACCTCCTGAAGATATATTTTACATTAAACGCGCGTATCAGTCAACTGAGCAGTCTGCACAAAAGTCGACTGATATTTTTGTGAAAAATGCCATCTTGACTTTGTATCAGTCGACTGATATTCTTGAAAGCGAAGGGAGGCAAGACGGTGAACCGATACGAAGGTGACCCAATGACAGATAAGCAAGCAGACACCAACCGCAACGATTTGGTCGACCTGATAATTGAAAAGGTCCTGCGCATTTTCGCAGACACCGAAAGAGCGCAAGACCTAATCAAAGAACTTAAAGACCTAAAGCACTAAGTCCACAAGGGGCGAGAAGCCGTTCACCGTCTTCCCTTCCTCGCCCCTTAATTCTAAAGCAAGACGGTAAAAAAGTCAATCGAAAAGGAGATAAAAAGCAATGACATACTTCAACCCCCGTCCCGTGACCCTCGACGATCTCAAGAAAGCATATCGCCGCCTTGCGATGCAGCACCACCCGGACCGCGGCGGCAGCAAGGAGGCCATGCAGGCGATCAACGCCGAGTATGAAGAGCTCTTCAAGGCGCTCAAGGATAAGCACAACGCGGCCGCGGATGACTACCACAAGACGACCGAAGCCCCGGAGGAGTTCATCGAGATCATCAACCGCCTCATGAAGCTCGACGGGCTTGAGATCGAGCTCTGCGGCTCCTGGCTCTGGATCGGCGGAAACACCCGCGAAAACAAGGAGGAGCTGAAGGCGGCCGGCTGCCGCTGGTCGAATAATAAAAAGCTCTGGTATTGGCGCCACGAGGAGGACGCGAGGCCCTGGCACCGCGGCACTAAGACAATGAGCGAGATACGCTTCAAATACGGCTCGCAGACCTTCCGGGGCGGCGCCGAGTCGACCGGATACGAGCAGATAGCATAACAGCCGAAACGCCCTTCGGGGCGTCCGCCGGGGATCGCCTCCCGGCGCTGATGATGGCAGGCGAGAAAGGAAAAGCAATGATATACGGGATCGAGATATACGGCGCCGGCGCCCGCCGACGGTACGTCCTCAAGGAGCTCCGGGAGAACGGCACCGCCCCGGTCGACGGCAGGATATACAAGACCGAAGAGGCCGCCCGCAGAGCCGCCGAGGCTCAAGGGCTTGAGATCGTCGCCGTCGGCGGCTTCTACGACCTCATCGGAGCATCGAGGAGGGCGACCGCATGAGCCTTGAAGAACGTTTCCAGCGTTACGGCAGCCCCTCGAACGATTGGAATGAGACGATCCACATCTACCAGCTGCGGGCTGATACGATGACGAATCCGGACGACATTGCCCGCCGCGATAAATATGCTGCGGAGGACATAAAGCGCTTCGAGGCGATCGTTGCAGACCTCAGGACCTACCGGCAGGAGCTGCAAAAGCGCTATGCAGAGCTCGAGACGATGAGCTTTAAGCGCGTTATCCGCCTCGAGCGCGTCCCCTCTTACGGCGGCGGCGTCGCGTATTATATACGCTTCCGCCTCGATTATGAGGACGGCACCGCCCGCGAAGAGAGGTTCGAGCGCTTCGAGGGCAGGGACCGCGCAAAGGCTCTTAAACGCTTCGAGGAGCTCAAAAAGCAGGCCCCCGGCGCAAGTTTTGAGGCCGACATTGCCCGCCGGTCCTGGGAAAGGAGGTGAGCGCCGGCGCGGCCTTGACAGCCGTCGCTCCGTGGGGTAAAATACCGTTATGAGGTGATTATCATGCTTGATGAAAAAGACCTGGACGCGATCTCCGGCCTTATCGATAAAAGTTTTGCCCACCACTTTCAGGCAATGCGCGAGGGCTATTTTGACCCCAAATTTCAGATCCTCTCCGAGGGGCATAAAATGCTTGCCGAAACGCTCTCCCCGAAGAGCCGCGTTGAAGAGCTCGAGGACGAGGTCAAGATCCTGAAAAGCGTCGTTGTGTCGCTCTCCGAAAAGGTTCGGGCCCTTGAAAAGGCCATGTGAAAATCCGCTAACGCCCCAAAGCCGAGAGGGTTATCCCTCCCGGCCTTTTTGTTTTTCTATTGCCTTTTTGCCGTCCCATATAAGCCGGCGCCCGTCTTTCGTCCTGATCTCCCCGAAGCGTTTCAGGGCCGACAGCTCGCCATATGATAAGCCGAGCTCCTTCGCGGTCATTGCGTCCCCGCGCAGTCCGCGGTTTGCGTTTTTGCGCCGCTCGCTCAGGGACTCCGCCCGCCTCTTGTCGTGGGACTTTGCGGCCTGCTGCCGGTGTCTCTCGGCGCGGCACTCCGCGGAGCACATCGTCTCATGCGGCGCTTTGGAAACAAACGCCCTGCCGCATACGGAGCAGAAGCGGACGCGCTTACGCATTTTCGTCCCCGTGTTCCTCGATCGTGATCTCGATCCGCGGATCGGCCCTGTCGACCGCAAACGAGTCCGTAAAGCCCTCGACGTAGTCCCAGCCGTCGCCGCGGAGGACGCCGCATTTTACGAGCGCGTCCTGTATGACTTTGTGCGCGAAGCCGGCGATGTTGTCCTTGTCGCGCCGGCGGTTCGGCTCGAAAAAACAGTAATGCAGCGTTACGGGATAGCGGAGCTTCGGGCCCCCCAGCTGCTGCCTTATGACCCACTCCGCTTTTGTCTGCGCCTGCCGCTTCATCGAGGCCCCCGCGTAGGGGTTTTTCCGGTTCGTCTCCGTGTATTCGTTGATTCCCGGGAAGCGCCCGTGGATCGTGATTTTAATCATTCCGCAGCCTCCAGTTTGCCCGCCCGGCGAGGTCGACGCAGTGCCCTTTTGAGCGCTCGTAGATCCTCGAGCCGAGCGCCTCGTCTATCTCCTCCGTGAGCTTTTTGAGGCTCGTCTCGGAGGAGATTATCGTTATGAGCCGGGCGTCGTTGTAGCGGGCGTTTATCAGCTCGAAAGCGAGATTTATATCTGCCTGCGTCGGCGGCGAGCCCCGTCCGGCCTTGAAAAGGTCGTCGATGTAGAGCACGCGGACGCTCTTCAGGGGCTCGAGCAGCGCCCTGTATTCCTCCGCCTCCCCTACGAGGCTCTTTGCCCTTACGGAGAAGTCCCGCCAGAGAAGATAGCGGACGGCAAGGCCGCGGTCCATAAGCTCGCCGCAGAGCGCCGTGCAGAGGTGCGTCTTGCCCGTTCCCGGCCTGCCGGATATGTAGACCCAGCCATTCGGCTCCGCGGCAAAGTCGGTTATCATCTTCGCAATCTTCGCCTGCCAGGGCTCCGCGGCCTGCCAGTTTGCGAGGGTGTAGCGGCTTAGGAGCTCCCCGAGCCCGGAGGCCTTTATAAGCCTGAGCGAGCGCCTTTTTGCCATGCAGCTGCAGTCCTCGGTCCACGTCGTCCCCTCGTCGTCAACGCGCCAGAAATAGCCCCGGTTAAGGCAGAGCGGGCAGTCCGCGCCCTCAAGCTTTCCGGGCGTCCTGTTCGCCATGTCCGCCCGCTGCCGCGCGCGCTCAATCGGCGTCAAGGTCGAAGAGCCGTATTCCTCCAGCAAAGCCGCCCACTGTTCCGGCGGCATGAGTCCCGTGATCTGCATCTCCCGTCCCCCTCTCCGAAGGAGAAAAAGAATTATAACATTCGTTCTCTTTCTCTTTCTCTATCTCTATCTCCTTCTCTTTCTCGTTCTCTTTCTTGTTCGCGTCACCTTCGCCCGACCTTGCGCCAACCTTGCGCCCACCTTTAGCCATTTTTCTCGAAGCGTCAAGGTTAGGTTTGACCAAGGTGAAGCAGATAGCTACCGCGTCGGACATGGAAGCCTCATCGGGCACCTTGCCGTATAGTGCGTATTGGCTTATGGCATCGTAGGCGTCGGCTCTGTCCGATTTCTTCTTGAGCCTCTGTATAGCCTTAAAGAAGCTCTCGTAAAAAGTAAACTGTGTTCTCTCCATGCCCTCATTCCTCCAGCTTGAAGTCCCTGCCGGTGCGCTTCTGATACTGGATCTTCGCCTTTGCGCCGTAGACCACGGGGAGCGCCGCCTCGCTTATCTCTGCGACGGTCTCAACTCCGGCGATGCCGCGCGCCTCGTTCTTCGTCCAGGTCAAAACGGCGGTTTTGCGCTTTTCGGGGTCGTCCCCGCAGATCTCGTCAAGGATCTGGCTTATTGCCTTGCGGTAGAAGTCGGCGTTCTCCCTGCCCGCCTGCGTGCCCCTCTGGCGCTTCTCGCCGCTTTTCGTGCGTCCGTCGCCGTCGGGGTCGTCCTTGCGCGTGGGCACGTGGAAGAACTTGAGGAGGAAGTATTTCTCGGCGTAAGTCGCCGCCTTGCCGACGCCCTTTTCTCCCGCGAGATCGACTCCCTGGGCGTACCAGGGGCAGCTCAGCTCCTCGCCGGTCTCCGCGTCGTGCCAAAGCATTTCGTAGTCGACCTCTGTGAGATACCTCACCGTTCCGCTCTTCGTCATGCCCTCCCTTACGGCGTGCCCCGTGACCTTTGGGATCAGCAGGAGGCCGAGCTCGTCCATCAGCGGCCTGAAGGTGTCGAGGACGTTTTCGTCCGAGGCGAAGTCGTATTTATCGGAATTGTTCTGGCCGTCCTTTATAAGCGCGTCAACGCTTTTCTGCATGGATAAAAGCTTTTCGTAAATGCTCATTTGAAGATCCTCCCTCTTTTGTGCTGGGTCTTTTTCCATCCGTAAACCGCGAGGCAGGCCGTAAAAGCGGCCACCGCGGAGGCCTTGTCCGCTGGGTAAAGCCTGTACCCCTCCCCCTCGGGCAAAAATTGAACTGCAGCGAGTTTTTGAGGCTCGAGGCCGTTTTCTTCGCACAGGCTGAGATAACCTCCGAGCTGCGCGCCGACCTTGCTCTTTGCCACCTGCGAAACGAACTTGTAGTCGAGTATCGTGAGCGTCCCGTCAAAGTCGCAGACGAGATCGGGCGTACCGGCGTACTGACTGCAGCAGAGCGCCGTCTCTATGAGTATCGGCTCGATCCGGTGCTCCGCGAGAAAGAGCTCGACGCTCTCGGCGTAGCCCTCGTAAGCCGTCGGCAGCTCAAAGTCCTCCGGCGCCCCTCCCGTAAGTCTGTGCGCTATGTAAGCGTGCAGCGCCGTACCTCTCTCCGCAGCGTAATCGACTGCGAGCTCCATGTATTCGTCGAGGTCGTCGTAGTCCTCGCCGAGCGGCGCCACGAGCTCCGTAACGGAGGGCGCGGGCCTTCCGTCCACAAGGTATTCATGCTTTTCTTCGTTAAAAGCCAGGGTCATTTATTGCCCTCCTCTCAAAACGGGAGATCCCCGTCATCGTCACCGAGGTCTTCAAAGACGGGCTTAGCCCCGCGATCTGCCGCCGGAGCCGCCGGAGCGGTCCCGCTCTCTTCCGTCCTCCTCGAGTCCCCGAAATAGACATTGTCCGCTACGACCTCTGCGGAGCGGCGCCTGCCGCCCTCCTTGTCCGTCCAGTCGCGGATCTGCAGGCGTCCGGAAACCGCGGCCGTCCTGCCCTTTGAAAAGTATTTTGAAACGAATTCTCCGGTCTGCCTCCAGGCGACGCAGTCTATAAAATCGGTCTGCTTTTCGCCGCCGTCACGGCCCGAAAAATCTCTGTCCACCGCGAGGGTGAAGGAGGCGACGGCGGTCCCGGATTGTGTGTATCTCAGCTCCGGGTCTTTAGTCAGCCGCCCCATGATAACTATGTGATTCAGCAATTTATCCTTCGCTCTCCTTTCTCTTCGGGCACCAGGCCGGCGGGTCTGTCGGGGCCCTGCCCGTTTTAGCCTTCGGCGTCTGAACCACCCGCCGGCGCCACTGCCCCGCGTCCTTCGAGCCGCAGCGTATCGCCCTCATGTTTTTCGGCCAGTCCTCGAATATAGCCTCCCGGCAGCCGCGGCAGTCAAGGCTCAAAAGTACCGCCTCCTCCGCCTGGGAGCCGCCGCCGCATAGACGATATCGCAGCCGAGCAGGCTGAGCTTCGTCCCGGTGTCAAGCTTGCCCCATTCGTCGTCTACGCAGTCAGAGCAGATAAAGCCGCCTTCCGGCAGCACCCCGACCGTCTCCCCCGGCCATATCTCGCCTCCGCATTTAGAGCAATGCCCCCACTCTTTTTCCTCCTCCGGCTCCGTGCGCGGCTCCGGATCGACGTAAAAGCTCATTTCTTCGCCTCCTTCACTCTGTATCCCGCCTTTTTCATCTGCTTTATGATTTCCGGCGGGTATGGCGTCGACGTCGTGCAGATCACCTTCCCGCCTTTAGTGATTACCTGCGCCCACTTAGCCATCCTCAGCCTCCTGTCTCAGCCAATCTTTACAACAATCGACGCAGTTCCTTTTTGGGCACTCTAAAAGGCTCAGTCCCGCGTCTGTCGGGCACATAATGACCTCTGCAAGCTCGTCGTCTGTCATAGCGCGTATCTTGTCGCCGTTAGTCATCTTCCGCCTCCCATGCTTTTCGCGCCTCGTCCACAAATCCGCTTGCGTACTGCATACCGCGCCCGTGAGCGTATCTTTGGAGCCATTCCCATGTCACCACTTCTGCGGCGGGTACAATTTTCAGCCTGCTAATAATAGCATTACAAATATTTTGACCGTAAACGAAGTTGCTCCCGTTCGTTTCAAAGTCACGTATCGCCGCCTCACGATCTATATAATCAGCCATTGTCAGCCCTCCTGTTCCAAATATCTATTGCATTTTTTGGCCCGTCAATCATCGGGAAATTAGCGAACTCGGTGTTTATCTCGAACTTGACACAACAATTGTTACATTGAACGTCCAGCTCGGTCGGTGTTTTCCCGATATATCCGACTGTGTAATGACTAATTTCTCCCCCGCAGAACGGGCAAGGTTTAAGCTCAATCTCCATTGTCAATCCTCCTGTTCCTTGCTTCTAAAAATCACCAGCATAGAGGGAAACGGCGCGGAGTTTTTCGCGTTCCCGAATTTTAGCCGTCCACGCAAGAACTCTATTTCGCCGCGCTTGCAAAAGTCGTGGAACCACGCCGTGTCTGTTCTTGCTGGCAACAAGCAGACAACCGTCGTCCTTGGTTTTAAGCTCTCCTCGTATGCTTTTCGCACCCACAAGCCGATTTGTTTGCCATAAGGCGGATTTAACCATACGCAGCATCCCCCCCCCAATTTTGGGAAAGGCCATCATCATCAGCCGTATAGTGCGCTTTACACTTCGCATTTTCGTTTGTACTTGCAGGGTCTAAAGTAAAATGATATTTCGCATCGAGATCGTTAAAGAGGTCTATCGGCGTTTCCCATTCTGCCGAAGCAGAGGAAAACATAACGCTCGTGTTCAATCACTCCACCACCTTCCCGCCGCCGCGATGCAGCAAAGCAAAATTCCCGCGACCACGCCCAGCACAAAGCCGATGATTGCAGTCGTCATGTCAGCCCTCCTCGACGATATACACGTCGTAGTGCCCCGTCAGCGCGTAAGCCTCCGAATGGTTATTGCAAAACACGTCCACGCAGCCGCGCCCTACGCCCCTGTCCTCTACGGTGTAATAGCCGAGCCCGTCGATGTAGATGACCGTCCCATAGGGATAGTCCTTGCACATGGCCACCGTGCGCCCGACCTCTGCCAGCGCACCGCTCGCCGTGATGCCGTCGGTCTTGCCGCAGCAGGCAGCGCAGGCGTCATAGCCCGTTATGTAGTAATTGCCGAGATAGGTCATCGTCACGCTCGCCCTGAGCGCGTCGGGATCGCAGTAGCAAATCCCCTGCGGTATCGGCGCGTCATAGTCGATTTCCTCGGCCTGCTCGTACCCGCTCCACGCCGACCACCTGATTTCTGCGTCCCGCTCGGCTTCGTAGGTTGCCGTCATCGCCGCGTACTCGCTCGCTTTACTCTCCTCCGGCTCGTCCGCGCAGGCATAAGCTCCGACGATCAGCAGCGCCAGCGCCGCGAGGCCGCATAGTGTTCCTCTGTTCATCTTTTTCCCTCCTTCTTTTGCTTTTTCCCGTTCAGGAGCACGTCATAAAGCTCTTTATCGAGGATCTCGTTATATCGCTTCGCCGCCCCCGCTACGCAGTCCTCTTTCGGGCAGTCGAAGCAGCTCGGCGAATAGGGGCATATGCCGTCTTTGCCGCGTTTTCTCGGCATTACAGCAGCGTATATCGGGCGTAGTGCGTCGGCTCGCCGAAGCGGTTTTTGTCGTGGACGATCGTCGTCTCCACGGCGTATCCGTCGGCTTTGAGGTCGAAGATCCTCGCCCCGAGCCTCATAATGCCGTATTCCCGGATAGCCTCCATCGGCGTTATGCTGCCGAACTCCCGCAGGTGCCGCAGCACCTTCTCTTTCTGTTTAAGCTTCACTTCTCTTCCCCCTTCCTGACCGAGAGCCCGGCAAGGCTGATGATCCTGAGCCACTGCTCGGGCCTCAGCGCAACGGCCTCGCCGCGCAGGTACTTTGCCAGCGTGTTGTGGCTTATTCCGAGCTCGCGCCCCAGCGTCTCGCAGGTCAGCCCGTTCACGCCCTTGTAGCCGAAAAGCCCCCGCCTTATCTCCTCCTTGCGCCGCGAGATTTCGCTCTCCCGCTTCTGCTCCTCGGTAAATCCTCTTATCCTCGGCATGTTTAGTCTTCCTCCTCTTCGGAATCCTCCGGATCTTCAATCTGAGCCTCAAAACCCCGTTCCAGCTCGCGTTTTTTGAGCGTTCCCTTCCCGGCTAATGCCGGGTTATGTCCCAGACGGTAAACGTACAAAGGGCAGCTCTGGGAAGGGCATAAGCGGACTTCCTTTACCTGCCCGCACATGCAGTCGATGCATTTCGCCCTGATCGCCCTCAGCGGTGTCAGCCGTTTCTCGTTCTCTTCCGTTCCTCTCGTCCTCCTGTCTGTTGCAAATTTGCCTTATAGGGTGTAAAATTTTACTGAATAATCATTTTTCGGGGGTCAAAATGGAAAAACGTGATATCTACACTCTCAGGGAATTGAAGCTTCTTGCATACCTGCAGAAGCACCCCTGCGATTACCTTGAACTCATGAAGGTGCTGAAAACAGACGAAGATGGCGTAAACATTCTGTTGTCCTCCACTGTCGGCCTTCATGCCTGTAAGCCTCCCGACGGGTATCTCGAGAAGGACTCAACGATTTCCTTGACGGATTTAGGCGAAACCGTTGTAAGAGCTGAAAAAGAGCGCCGGTTTGATACCTTCTTTACGCGCTCTGTCTCTCTCCTTGCGCTCGCCGTCTCTGTGGTGGCGATCATCGTCGAAGTAATAGGAAAATGATCGCTCCCAGGAGAAGCGCCGCAATGGCAGCCCCGCAGCACGTCAGCTTCCGCAGGCGAGATTCCAGCCGGTCGATCTCGTTGATAGCCGAGAGATAAAGGTCGGTTGTCTCTCTTCTTATCGGCTGCCACCTAAGCCCCATGCTCTTCCGTTTTTCAAATTCCCGCCGTTCGTAATCCTCGTTCGCCTTCATGGCGTCGTCAAACGTCATTGCGCGGCAAGTACCCATTCTCGTCCTCCTTTTCCGCTGCTCTTATAAACTTTCTCCTCTTTTTGCAAACGTAGCAATACGCGGAGTGCCTGATATATGCGCTGCCTTTATTCCTCGCAAACGAAATTTTCGTCTTGCAGAACGGGCATATATAATCCGCAATGAATATGTGAGCAAGTTGCCGTGATGATTTTTTGCTCATTTAGCGCAGCTCCTTTGGTTATGCTGTTCCACGTTCTCTCTTTCCCTCGCTCAGTTGAAAATTCGCTGTAAAGGGTGTAGAGTTTTTTTATTATGCAGTAATGGGGGTGATACTGTGAAAAGCTGTGCCGTTCTGCTCTCCCTCGTCCTGCTCTTTGTCCTTTTTGCCCCTCTCGCCCTTGCTTACTCCGTCCCGGACGATACGATCGTCTACGTCACGCCCGACGGCACGAAGTATCACCGCGAGTCCTGCACCTATATCAAAGATAAGCGTGCCGCTCTTACGATCGAGGAGGCCGAAGATCGCGGCTATGAGGCCTGTTCCCGCTGTCATCCGGACGAGCTCACCGGCGAATACGTCTCCAAGTGGGATGGCCGTTCCGGCGGCAGCGCCGGCCATTCGTCAAATACCGAGCGAAACGTCGTCGATGACCCCGTAACCGAGGGCTTTGAAGCCGTCGAGCGCTCCGTCCCGGAGCCCGCCGAAGCTCCCTCAGACCGAAGCATTCCGGAAGAACCTGCCGCCCGGCAAAGCGAGGAAGCCGAAGCGGATAAAACGTTCTGGCAGAAATATGGGCTCTTTATCGTTTTAGCCGGCCCGTTTGCTGCTCTTTCAGTCGCCTCCGGCGTCGCTTCAACCGTTGAGAAGCGCCGCGATGCGGCTCGAAAAGCCGAGCTCCCCGTTCTTTATAGCGGTAAATCCCTCGACGATATAGCTCCTGTCCCCGAGGGCGTCTCGTTTGATACCGCCGACGGGCTTCCCAAAAGCGAGGGCCCCGGCCGCTGGGGATCTGCTTTTACCTTTTACGTAACCCATAGCGGCACAAGATATCACAGCAGAAGGAACTGCGGCAGGAATTATTACTATGAGATCCACGCCGTAAACCTCGGCACGCGCACCCCCTGTCGTCTCTGCCGCCCAATCAAGCCCGATCTGTCCTGGTATTACGAGCGGAAACGCATCAGAGGCGAGTGCGCAAAATACGGAATCGATATTTGAAATCAGCCGCTTGTTTCCCGTTGCGATACTCGTGAGGCAAAAAAAATCTCGGAGGGATTAGTAATTCCGAGGCAGTCAATGAGAGAATCCATCTCGGCGCTCCTGAAATCGCCCGTTTTCATCTTAGAATAGAAGGTTTTTTCAGTGATTCCAAGGAAAATTGAGACTTGTCTCTGTGATAATCCGCGCTCTGCAATCAGTCCACGTAGCTTGTTCGTGTCTACCACGTTATATCCTCCTTTCTTCTGTGTTTCTTATTACGATACAAGCATAGCACCGCGCCATGTTTCTTGTCAAGAAAAATTTTCACGGTTTTTAATAATTTTGTTGCTTAATAAGAAAATTATGTTATAATGTCCGTGAAAGGAGGCTTTTGCATGAACATCAGTCAGAATATTAAGCGCCGAAGGGCAGATTTAGATATGACGCTTGAGGAAGTTGCTAAAGTCGTAGGCGTCACCAGAGCCACTATTCAGAAGTACGAAAACGGAATAATCAGCAATATCCCCTCTGACAAAATCGAGTTGCTTGCGCTCGCTCTTAAAACTACCCCCGCCTATCTCATGGGCTGGGAAGAGGCCACCCCTCTCCCCTCTAATATCCTGTCTATGCCCGAGATAAAAAAAGTCCCCCGCCTTGGCGCCATT